ATTTCCAGATCGAGCGCTGCTTGACGCTCAAGCCTGTCTATTTCCTTGCCCAGAGCCACCACGTCCGTCTCCATCTTTTCATAGGCGGCGGTATCCTCAACCGAGAGCAGACCATCATTCCCTCGTTTGGAGTCTAAAAAAGCCTTGGCGGCTTCCCAGGCTTTGGCGCGCTTTTCGCGCAGTTCAAGAGTCTTATTCATTTTCTTTTCCTCCTTAAGGTTTCAATAAAAAAAGCCGCTTCTGAAGCGACTCAATCGGGGTACCTGTGTTCTTTTCTTTATGCGGCAGTTTTCGCAGGATTGAGTTGGTAACCGCCTGACGGTTGAAGATCAGGCCGTCGGTGACCTCGGCGTCCGGCGGCGCTGCCCCGGTGAACAGAATATCGTCCGCAAACCCCAGTTCCACCGCCTTTTTCGCGTTGAACCAGCTTTCGGCGTCCATCAGGTGCGATATCCGCGCGCGGGACAGCCCGGACTTCAGTTCATACGCGTTGATGATGCTCTCCTTAACCTCTGCCAACATGGCAATGGCTTTTCCCATTTCCTCCGTATCGCCGATGGCGATGGTCATGGGATTGTGGATCATGAGCATGGATACCGGCGACATGAGGACTTCGCCGCCCGCCATTGCGATCACCGACGCGGCGCTTGCCGCAATGCCGTCGATCTTCACAGAGACGTTGCCCTTGTAGTCCATGAGCATGTTGTAAATCTGGCTTGCAGCGAAGACATCGCCGCCGGGGCTGTTGATCCAGATCGTAATATCGCCCTCGCCGGACAGCAGTTCCGTCTTAAACTGCTTGGGTGTAATTTCATCCCCAAGCCAGCTCTCCTCGGCTATGGCGCCGTCTAGATACAGCGTCCGGGCACCGTCTTCGTTCCTGACCCAGTTCCAGAACTTCCTATGCATTTTTCTTTCCTCCGTCTTTTGAGTATTCTTGTTGGCAAACGCGCCCGCGTCCGCAAGCTTGGTCATGTTACCGTTGATAAGGTATAGGTCTCCGCCGTCTTGCGACGCTATCCGGTTCATGTCCTCCAGTTCCCGAATATCATTGGCCGAAAGCCATCCGTTCTGCCTTCCTGTGGAATACCCGGACATACGGCTGGCATAGTCGCCGCGCAATAATCCGTCAACATTGAATCTGGCAAAATATGATGTCTTTTCGGATGGCAGAAGGAGTGCCTTCTGAATAGCCTGTTCCCAGCGCACCACCCAAGGGTCGAGTGTGTATTTGACAAACTCCAGGCTCTGCTGCTCGATGTTCGAGAAGCTCGACTTCTCAAGGTCACCGACCATGTGCGGCGGTACACGGAAGATGCGGGCGATCTCGTTGATCTGGAATTTACGCGTCTCCAAAAACTGCGCCTGCTCGGGTGGAATACCGATAGCCTGAAATTTCATGCCTTCTTCCAATACGGCGATGCGATGCGCATTGGCGCTGCCTTGGTACACGGTGTTCCAGCTTTCGCGTACCCGCTTCGGGTCTTTCACGACACCGGGATGTTCCAGCACGCCGCCGGGATTCGCACCGTTAGCGAAAAACGACGCTCCGTATTCCTCACAGGCGATTGCCATGCCGATGGCGTTCTTGGCCATAGCGATAGGCGAGTAGCCAATAAGGCCGTCAAATCCAAGGCCGGGGATATGGAGGACGTCTTCCGGGCGCAGGATCATCGAGCCGGTATCCGTGCGGTATTCATAATAAAGTTGGCCGCTTGCCATCCTGTCGACGTTCATTTTGCCAGGCAGCAACGGGTAGAGCGCCAGTACCCGGCCCGCGCCGTCACGAACAATCTGCGCATAGGCGTTTCCCCAAAGTAAAAGATGACCCATCAGTGTCTCCCGGAACACAAATGAAGTCATCTCTGGGTTAGGCTCCGTATGCAGCAGATGGTACAGGGGATGGTTTAGCGCCTTTTCTTTCCCACCGTCAGACTTATACCGATATACCTGTAGAGGTAGCCCGGCAATCGCTTCGGCTAATATCCGAACACAGGCGTAAACTGCCGTTGTTTGCATCGCAGTTCGTTCATTGACCGCCTTACCGCTTATCGTACGGCCAAAGAAGAAGCTGTAGTCGCTACCCGGAAGACGGTTTACTGGCTTGTCCCGCGCTTTAAACAGATTTGAAAATATGCTCACAACATCAATAACCCCCTTTCATCGTAAACTGATGTACCTCGATTACCGTCTCCATTCCGAAGCGCACGGTCGAGCGCCATGATAGTTGCCACCGCGCCGTCAATCCTCTCCGTGGATTTCTCCTTGTCCGGCTTGATGTTACCCGCAGGGTCAGTGCGGATAAAGATGTTATCCATCATCCAGCGCAGCACCGGATGCCCGCCGTGCGAAATTCTTTCTTCCAGCGTGAGTTTCATAAGCTCCTTGGTGGGCGGCGACATGTCCTTGAAGCCCTGTCCGAAAGGAACCACCGTAAAACCCATACCCTCAAGGTTCTGAACCATTTGCACAGCACCCCAGCGGTCAAAGGCGATCTCGCGGATGTTGTACCGCTCACCAAGCTTTTCTATGAATTGCTCGATATAACCGTAGTGAACGACGTTGCCCTCGGTGGTCAAAAGATGCCCTTGCTTTTTCCATAGGTCGTATTGCACATGGTCACGCCGCACACGCAGATCGATATTCTCTTCCGGCATCCAGAAAAATGGAAGCACGCTGTATTTGTCCGTTTCATCCTCCGGTGGAAACACCAGCACGAACGCTGTGATGTCCGTAGTGGAGGAAAGGTCAAGCCCGCCGTAGCAGACCCGACCGCTTAGGCTGTCCGCGTCGACGGGAAACGCGCAGGCATCCCACTTCGCCATGGGCATCCAGCGGACGGCCTGTTTGACCCATTGATTGAGCCGCAGTTGTCGGAAACTGTTCTCCTCGGCGGGGTTCTGTTTCGCCGATTCGCACGCGGCCTTTACCTTGTCAATACCAACCGTGATGCCGAGCGAGGGATTCGCTTTTTTCCACACCCTTGGGTCAGTCCAGTCGTCTTCTTCCTTTGCACCGAAAATCACAGGGTAGAAGGTAGGGTCGTGTTTCCGGCCTTCAAGGATGTCCAGCGCTTTCTGATGCGTTTCATAGCAGATGCTGTTCGTGTCCGTACCAGCTGTGGTGATCAGGAAGTATAGCGGCTGCATTCTGGCATCGCCGGAGCCTTTAGTCATGACGTCAAACAGCTTCCGGTTCGGCTGGGTATGCAGTTCATCAAAGACCACTCCGTGAATATTGAATCCATGCTTCGAATACGCCTCAGCGGACAACACTTGATAGAAGCTGTTGGTCGGCAGATATACGAGCCGCTTCGTGGAAGCCAGCAGCTTGACACGCCTATTAAGAGCCGGACACATCCGCACCATATCGGCGGCTACCTCGAAAACGATGGACGCTTGTTGCCTGTCCGCCGCGCAGCCATATACCTCGGCACGTTCTTCGTTGTCGCCGCAGGTGAGCAGAATGGCGATGGCAGCGGCAAGCTCAGACTTACCCATTTTCTTGGGTATCTCCACATAGGCAGTATTGAACTGGCGGTATCCGCTGGGTTTGAGGATGCCGAAAACGTCCCTGACAATCTGTTCCTGCCAGTCGATAAGTTCAAAGGGCTTACCAGCCCAGGAGCCTTTGGTGTGGGAGAGGGCCTCGATAAAGGAAACGGCATAATCGGCGGCGGCTTTGCTGTAAACAGAATCCGGTGCCACAAACGTGGTTGGCTTGTACTTCTTCAGTTTGCGTATGAAGACCGCCTCCTTTCGATGATAACAGGCAAAAGAAAAGAGCCTTCGTCTGAAAGCCCTTTACTTCTGTCCATTTGCATTATGGTCTATGGCGTTTCCTCGGTTTCGCCCGTCAGAATAAAACGAGCATACGCCTTACGGTTGTTCTCGATGTAATCGGTAAGTTCATAATATCCGTTCTCAAACGCGAGCCGCTGGACAGCAACCGTATCAAACATGTTGGTCGCACCGCTTGCCCGGATAGAGAGAATTTGCTGTTTCACTATCTCGGTCATGGCAGTACCTCGGATTCCAGGATTCTAACGGCATCCTCACCGTAAACCACGCCAAGCGTCGAACCGCAATCCCAAGTGCAGAAGATGGTTCCTGTGTCGTCCACAAAATCCACAGTTCCCCGGTCGCCGGGTTTTAATTTGGAATACGGGTCGTTCATCCTGACCAGTTCTACGCGAAGCCCATTAGGGTACTGTCTGCGGAGGCGTTCCACTGTTTTATTGGCGGGGAATTTATTCATCTGCGGATACCTCCGTTTCCGTTGCTCTGCTGCCGTTCTTGAACGCACTGTTTCCCGAAAGGTTTTTCAGTAGGATTTTTCTCGCGCTCTTGTATTCGTCGCCCACGAATCCCAGGCGGATCAGGAACACCCGAAAAGCGAACTTCTCGTTTTCCACATCCTTATCCTTGGCGGTAACCCTTTTCTGTTTCTTCGCCGCTGCGTATAAGGCGCTGACCAGACGGGAGTAGGTATCGGCTTCCTCGCCGGATGCTCCAAAGGAAAACCAAGGAAACTTTAGCGTTGTTTCCGTACGCTCGATTGGAAGCGCGTTCGCTCCAATAGCCTTCTTGATGAGGCTGGTCTTGCTGGCGATGAGTTTTTCAAGGTTAATGATATTTTCTTCGGTGTAATCTTCAAGCGGCATCTCGATTGTCAGGCCAGCGGACTCGTCACACTCGGGAACGTCACTTGCCTGCATACCATCCTCGCCCCGGTGGTCGCGGCGCTGTTTGCCAAGTCCCAGCTCTTCCTCTTCGGTCAGGTTTAACTCCTCGTAGGCGGGGATGTCGATTTCAGGTATACAGTCACCGCCATACTGACCGCGATTTGAGTAGTCGGGGACGTTCTGGCTCTCAAGTTGCAGGTGTCGCATTTCACGCTCCGCCCAAGCCGCAGCCTCCGCGTCCAGTTCTTCGATGGATGGCGTGGCTCCCAACCCGCCGAGCCCGCTCTCGCAGGTGTCGGACTCGTCGTATTTACGCACTTGGGCGTTGAAGCCCTTCTGGCGGAGTGCGTCTTCCAAGTGCAGATTGTCCGCGCCTTCGACCGTACCGTTTTTGTCGATGTTGTAGTCGCCCACCTCATAGGCGAATGTCGGAGCACCGAGGTATTTCGTCGGAGCGTTCAGTTCCTGACTTACTGCTCCTGCCAGTGATTTGCGCTCCGCGCCGGTTAAATTGTAGTGAATTCTCATTATGATTAGCCTCCTTTGCTTCTTTTGTGAGTACATATATCACTCTGAAGCTGTGGAATAGCAACTCAATTTTGTACGGAAGCTGCAGGATTATCAGTAGTTTGGTCAGGCATGTCAACGTGTGTTTTTTGACCATCCCTAATGAGATATACATCTTTATCCGTACCAATTTGCCCAATGTACCTTTTTACAATAACATCACAATATTTTTCGTCCAGTTCAACCGTGTAACATATCCGTTCAGTTTGTTCACTGGCGATAAGGGTTGAACCGCTACCCCCGAAGGGGTCAAGGACGATGCACCCAGTCATAGAACTGTTCACAATGGGATAGGCAATCAGCGGCACCGGCTTCATCGTCGGATGCTCGGCATTCTTTTTGGGTTTGTCGAACTCCCATATTGTGGACTGCTTGCGGTCGGAGTACCAGGCATGCTTGCCAGTTTTCTTCCAGCCGAATAAAATCGGTTCATGCTGCCATTGGTACGGGGAGCGTCCCAGAACCAGCGACTGCTTCTTCCAGATGCACGTCCCGGACAGATAGAACCCGGCGTCGGAGAAGGCCCTGCGGAAATTCAGCCCTTCGGTATCCGCATGGAACACATAGATACTGGCATCCCGCGCCATCGCCTTTTCCGTCAATGTAAACGCATCCAGCAAGAACTGATAGAACTTGGCGTCCGCCATGTTGTCGTTCCTGATTTTTCCCGCCGTACCTTCGTAGTTCACGTTATACGGTGGGTCGGTCACCACAAGGTTTGCGGTCTTGCCATCCATGAGCAGTTCGAAGGTTTCTGCTTTGGTGCTGTCGCCGCAGACCAGCCGGTGGTTACCGAGAAGCCATAGGTCGCCCGGCTTGGTAACAGCGGGTTTCCGCAGCTCTGCGTCCACGTCAAAATCATCGTCTTTGACATTCTCCATACCACCCAGCAGTCTGTTGAGTTCCGCGTCGTCAAAGCCGAGAAGTGAGATATCAAAGTCCGAACCCTGGAGGTCGGCGATCTCCACAGACAGCATTTCGGCATCCCAACCGGCGTTCAATGCGAGACGGTTGTCAGCAATGATGTATGCTCGTTTCTGGGCTTCGGTAAGGTGTTCGGCGAACACGCATGGAACTTCCGTGAAACCTTCCTCTTTAGCAGCAAGGATGCGCCCATGCCCGGCGATGACATTCAAATCCTTGTCCACGATGACCGGGTTGACGAACCCAAACTCGCGTATGGATGCCCGAAGCTGGAGAATCTGCTCCTTGCTGTGGGTGCGGGCGTTACGGGCGTATGGCACCAGCATGTTTATGTTTACTTTTTCAAAGCGATCCGTTGAAATCATTTTTTACCTCTCCTTGCTGTGAGCAGCCGCTCCATCACGTCGTCTTGCGGGTTTGCCCCGGTGAAAGCCGTGGAGCAGTTTTCCTTAACCACGGCAAAAATCGAGAACCATAGCTGGTTCGTCTGTTTCATATATTGCTGGCTCATAGCCACGAAAGGACTGGCTATCGGGTTGCCCGTGGTCGGGTGTTTTGATAGAAAGCCGTATTCGGATATGGCTTCCTCACACTGAATCCATCGGGAAACGCTCATTGCGTACTGTTCCACTAATTGAGAACTGACCAGCCGCTCACATGCGCGTTCCTTCAGCCAACCCCATGTTTCCCGGTATACCTCCTCGGCGCACAGGTCTTTGCCACCTTTCTGTTTTGCCAGCATGTATTCTTTGGGCGGCGGCATTTCGAAGCCGACAAGTTTCTCAGGCTCAGGCAGGGCGATGAGCGTCATACCTTTCTTTCCTTCAGCGATCTGCTCCGCGAGAGGC